TCATATCTATTATCTGTCATATCCTCTACTATATCTTTGTGTTTACAATTTGGACAGATTTTTATTTTCAAATCCATTTTCAATCTCCTTTTAATTTATCTTCTTCAAACAATTTTTTAACTATTTCACTATCCGTTGTAAGAAATCCTGTATATCTACTAAAGATTGCTACCATTTTCTTTGTCCTTTTAATTCCCTTTGTAATCTATCTAATTCTATTAAAGCACTTTTAAGTAATGCCCTAATCTGTGATATTTCATTATCCATTTGAATTCTCCCTTTCCTTTATCTTTTTAAAACATTCCTTACACAGATACATTCCATAATGAAGAAACACATACTCTTCCTCATTACAATACTCACATAACTTATCCATTTCAATCACTTACATAGATTATGATTTTTATTCTCTATTCATTTTGCATCTTTCCAGCATTTAATTATATCCATATTTAACTCTCTACAAAATAATCTAACAAAGTCCATTAATGTTTTATCATATACTTTCACAAACCCTTCTCTACCAAATATATTGTGAAAACATATTTCACAGCCATAAATAGTTTCCTTTTTATTAAATAGCAATCCTTTTGTAATTTTTGTTTTATATATTTTATATCCTAAATTCCAAGTATTTCCTGACATTTTCCATCCTGCTGGACAACAATAGTTTTTATCAAACTTTACTTTTCTTTGTCTTTCAATTTCTGCTTCACAAATAATTTCTTCCATTTCAATCACTCTCCAATTGCTCTATTCTCCTTATCTAAATAGATATAATACCCTTCACTTAAAAGTTTAAGTATAAATTCTATTGTCATTTTAATCGCCTTTTAGAATATTTTTTCTAATTTCAGTAATATCAACTCTATTATAATACTTTTTTAAATCTGGTATTTGAGTTTCTAAATAATCTGCTAACCATTTAGGCATTAAAATTATATCCATTTCAATCACTCAAAGTTAGTTTTATAAATACAGGCATACATACACCTATTACTATTGCTGATATGAGCATAGATATTATATCATCATACTTACACCATACCTTTATTCCTGTAATCATAAAGGCAAATGATAATATACCTATAATCTCTCTTTTCATATCCATTTTAATCACTCCAAATATAATCTTTTCTTTTTTCCTTTTGGATTATCATAATATTCTCCCATTTCTTCATCAAAGTTTCCTTCAGATATATTCTCTATATCATTCCAGAATTCACCATTGAATATTACTATATCCAAATCTTGATTACATTTCTTTAACAAATCTATTAGTTGTTTTGCTTTCATTTCAATCACTCAATATATTCATCTATTTTAATCATAACATAAGCAAATTGTTTAAGGCATTTTAATTCATTCCAATAATGTTTCTTATAGAACAGTTTAATTTCTATATATAGCATTAGTTCTTTAATCATCTTAATCACTCTAATTATTACAGGAAAATACACCTATTGGAAATTTATCTAATCTAATCACTTGAACACAATTATGTTTCCAATTTTTTGTTTCTTTCATAGCATCATCAATATCATTTGATTCAACATACCACACTCTAATAACTTTGTATTTCATTTTAATCACTCTCTAATTATCATTTTATTAAACTTAATAGAATTAATATCTTGATTTAAATCAAATATATCAGATTGCTTTCTTATATTAAATCCCCATTCTGTAATCTCTTTTACTTGCACCTTTTTAATCACAAATTTATTTGATGTAAACATTTTATTATATGTCTTTATTAACATCTTAATAAATTTTAGTGTTAATTCAGCATCTTCCTTTTTAATAAAAGCGTGAAAACCTTCACCTTCACATTTATTTAATCCAAGTTTAAAAGGTTTATTTTTAATACAATAATCTTCTTTAAATGGATATAATTTATTATCTTTTATGGAAAATATTTTATATCCATATTCATATTCCTTTCCTTTCCTTTTAATATTTATTAAGCACATATTTAATCACTTATCTTTTTTCCAATTAAGAAACTCTAAGTATTTCTTTTTAGTTACCCACTTAGATTTTCTATTACCCATAAATTCTTTCCTATATTTAATGGGTATTTTATATTCCCCTAATCTACTATGAGTGGGTAATTCTTCTCTTTGAAATCTTCTATTTGCTTTAGCCATATAAATCTCCTTTATAATTTTGATTGTAATATATTATTCAAGATTTCCAAATTCCTGTTAATCTGTTTTAATTCGATTAGAATATCCTTAAGTTCATCTATATCTATATCGAAATCTATATTACTCTCTTTAGATATTTTTTTCATCATTTTTTATAACCCTTATAAATTAACTGAATGATGTTCACCACATCTATTACAGCATAAAGTTAATTTCTTATTAGATATATTATAATCCCAATTCCTATGCTTATGTGCATATAGAATTTTAAGTGTATCTTTATTCAGCATTTTTTATCTCCTTTATCCTTGATCCATTATATATACCTTACTAAATAGAATAAGAAAAATGTAAGGTATAAAATAAGATAGGAGTAATTACTATATGAAATAATAATTACTCCTTACCATATGAGGATTACACCAGCCTAATACATCAGGAAATAAGCATAATTATTTGCTATATTTTCCTTTTGTGCCGACTTCAGTAAACAATATATTTGCCTGATGAACTTTATCATTTATGGAAATTTTACCATTTCCGTGATAGCCTATACTACCACTTGAGAATGGGTTTTTCTTTCCACGTTCATCAATGTTTACTGTAGCTATAACTTTGCCGTCTACTTTTACATCAACTTGCATAGTCATTTTTATATCTCCTATACATTTGTCTTTTTTAAGGGAAGAGTATAGAAACCCTGTCATAACAAATGACAATGATTAATTATTTATAACAAGATGCAAGATAGTTTATCTTATCAGATAGCTTATCTATTTCATTATTCAGTAATTTCAAGTCCTTTTTAGATATATTAGATAGCTCATCTTGATTATAAAATATCTCTCTTGTTAGAGCTGATAGCCCATCAAGAATATTAATTACATATTGTTTATTTTTTCTCATTTTATTCACCTTTTAAAAAACATTTTTAAATCCTAATTTAAATTGGTGAGATATTAAATTAAGAGTATTATTAGATGAGATTAGATTATAATAGCAAGAGTTAATAATACATTTTAATTATTAACTAATAAAAAGAACAGATACTATTACATTAATTATCTAATCTCACCATAGAACACCTGTAATCAATAGTCATCACTTGTTTACACTTGTAATAACTATAAAAGGGAGTGTTTAATAAGAATATCCAAAACTTAATGGTGTTTCCCTATACCATTTTTATGATTGGGTAAGGATATTTTTTTACATTTACTCATATAGGATTTAAAACCTAATAGAACATTATTAGGACAGTATAAGCTATATCCTATCCATTATAACAATAAATTGCTAAAACAAATAAGATATAATTACCTTATTATTACCCATAATCCTAAATGCTGAAACGAATAATCATATAAAAGTTAAAATTGTAATATAACTAATGTTCTTACAATCATTAATCATAAACAATCTTAACTATAAGTGTAAGAATGATTGTTCTCATTCATCTGTGAAATTTTTCTCAAACTATTTAAAGTTTTCCGAAAAGTTTATAAGGTTTGAGAATCAACTACTTAAAGTTTTCGGCTAAAAAATTTCAAAATATGATTATATAAATAGATTTAAAAATAAAAATATATTTTACTAATAGAGTTATTAATATAGGCTATGAGCTATATAATTAGTAGTCTTATTGATTAATTCTTAAAAAAATTTAATAATAATATTAATTAAGTTTAAATAGACTTTACATTACTCATTAAGATTAAATAATAAAAAGGATATAAGTTAATTTAGGATTAAGAATTTAGCTTTATAATTAAAAATGAATAAGAATTGATTTTAAGCTATCTTAAAGGCAATATCTTTTCAAATAGCTATATTACCATTAAAAAAATTAAATGCTCTTAGAATTGATTTATGATTTTTATGCTAATCTAAGATATAAATAAAAATATAAAAAAAAATAGAAAAAGATAGGAATGAATTAATAATCTTCCCATATATATTTACCTATATCGTAATCATCTGAGTTTTTATCATGTTCATCATTAGTCATAGGTTTAACAGTCATATCTGTGCATTTAATAGGAAACTTAGTTAAGTTATTTATGATAGGAACATATATATCTGTAAGATATTTACCAGATTGTAGTAATTTTATGTGCTTAATTATATAATCAGGTGAGTATTTTGGTATTGCCCATACTATATCATTAGCTTTTAATGTAAAGTAAAGATTATCCTTTAATCCTTTTATATAATCCTTACTTACTCTATCATAGGTTAAACCTTTTATATAATTATGCAGTTGTTGTGATACCTTTTCTTTTTTAGCATATTTAGTAATGGATTTAAAACTTTTATTTCTCATTAGGAATAATATATCTTTTAATATCCTAATAGCTATCTCACCATTAATACTTGTATATTTCTTAGTCTTACCTGTTATTAATACCTGCTCAATATCTATACACCACATTTTAACACCTTGTTTATATGGTATCTTTAATATCTTACACCAAGTATTTAATATATCACATAAATATCGCCTTGATATTAAAGACTTACCATTATAATTACCTGATTGAAATAACTCAAACTTTTCAACACCATATCTTGATAAATAAGATTTAGGTAATGTATTTATATTATATTCATCTATGCTACCGAATGAATAAAAGGGTAATTGCCTAATAGTATCTGCTTTTCTTGTATTACCTGTAACAATAGAAACATTCTTACCATATTTATTCACAGTTGAATAAGTGTTTATTATCTGAGCTTCATTATAATTATCTAAGGACATATTTATATTATTAATAATCTGATTTTTAATAAATATATCTTCAGATGTATCATTAGGCATTTCTTTTATAATAGGACTATCATTTATTATATCCTTATTTTTCTTTTCAGGTTTAATAGTTCCCTTTTGTAATAGTCTTTTCTTTAGAGTAGGCATAGGTTTTTTAATAGCTTCTGCTCTCTTGTTTAAATTAATAGCTTCCTTCTCAGGTTTTTTATCATAGTGGTTATAATATTTATTTCTTTTCTTATTTAATAGGCTATCTTTTGCTTTACTATATTTATTTATTACTTTAATATTCTTATCCGACATTCCGTCAGTAAGCATACTATCGTAATCTAATGTGTTGTTCTTATTATATATTAATTTAATTGACATATTGACACCTTCCATTACCTTTTAATTCTTTCAAGATATCCTTAGTGGATATGCTAATATCACCAGCTTTCTTATTATAGGCTCTATTATTCATTTTCTTATCACCAAACTTAAAATCTGAATTGAGTATTTAAAGTTTTTGGTTGCTCTAAATATTTATTTATTAAAAGCGTTATATAATAATCTCATAGGATATAAAATAACGGGAAACTACTCTTATCGTTATGGATTTATTCAGCTATTTTTATATAAATTTTGATTTTATCTGCGTATGTCTATATAAATACATTAAAATATATATATGTAAATATTTCTATAAATGCTCTTTTATATATTCAGTAACTATAAAAGTTTTTGTATTTAAAATCTTATATAATAAAGGTTTTTATAAAACTATTAATATAAATGCTCTCCTTATAATAGGGTTAATATAATAATACTTTTATAGAATTGAGTTATATAATAATCTTTTAAATAAATTGACTTATATATTATTCACTTCTATATAAATAATTTTATATTTCTCACATATATATTTGGGCTTTTATTCATTTAATTATATATAAGATAATAATATAAAATTGATATTATACTTAGTTTATTATATATATCTTCATTATAAATCCCTTATTATATTATTCTCTCCTATAAAACTGCTTTTATATTAGTCTTTTTATAATTATTCTTATTATAATTAGATTTTTATTTTATCCCATTTATAATAGTTTTTTCTATATTTATATATATATTTATATATTTTTGTATTGAAGAACATATATATATAATTATATATATTTACTTCTATAAAGCTATTTTTATATAATTCATTTTAATAAAGTCTTTTGTATTTAAATGCTTTTATAATAGTATTTTTATTTAATCTTTTATATAAATTCACCTTTATATATCTTATTTATATATTAATAGTCAGATACAATTATTAGCACGGCTGATATTGTTTAGCATGGCTGAGAATGTGTAGCATACTTGACAATGTCTATCACACCCGCCCCACAGCTCAATGCTATCAAGTAGCTTGGTAACATATGACATGCCCGCCCCACATGTTAACCTGCTTCCTGCTAACAGATAGCATACCCGCCCCACAATGCTACTATGCTCCCTGATAACATATATCAAACCCGCCCCACATAAATTGACTATCTGGAGTGGGGCGGCCTTGCTAATAGTTAGCTTGATACAGTATATCATATGATATGGTAACAAGTAACACACCCGCCCCACATTCCTAATAATATCCTTGATCTTGTATAAAAATGATAATATAAAAATAATCTGATATAAATAAGTTGGTGGGGCGTGATATTCTATATAGACTATATATATCTATATAGAATATATAGGATAGTATTATATATAGTATAGACTATCTATGTATTATAATAGGAATGTGGTAAAATGACTGAAATAGTAGAAATAAATGGTATCAGATACCTTATAAACGAGGGAAAGGCAATCCCGATAGTATCTGATAATAAGGCAACTGATAGCAAACAATCAAAAAAGGCAACAGTTAAAGCTAAAGAGCAAACACCTTATAGTGAAATACCAAACATCTTAAAAAAGATGTCAGCAACTGAAAATATTAAAAGATTCGGTATCTTATACAACTCAGATAATCCTTACAGTATAGCTGGTAGTTCAATAGAGAAGTTCCATAAAGATTATAACATTAAAACCTTTATGAACAGGAATAGATATCTATCTTATGACAATAAAGATATCATAATTGACGGGCAACTTCAAAAACACAAAACCTTTAAGAAAAAATGCTTAGAGAACAGAATTAAATACATCAACGATAGAATTAAAGATGTCGAAAAGCGTAAACCATCAGGAAAATATACAGTAAACAATAAAGATAAACAACTTGAGCGTTTAATTTCAAGACTTGAAAAACTTGAAGGTTTGCTAAATGGATAAAGAAACACATTTAATTATGGATAATATTATAAAAATCCATAAATCTAAATCCTTTCTTTTTTAATTTTTTCTTTTTTTTATTCATTTTTATTCATTAGAGTTTATTTTATTTATTTATATATAAACATTATTATATAATTTATTAATATTTTTTGATTTAAATAAAACATCTTATATATTAGTATTATTATAAAAATAAGGCGATAAATATATGTGGGGCGTGCTTGCTAAGGAATATCGTGGTATAGGGTGTCATACCCGCCCCACAATTGTGAGATAGAGAGTGGGGCGTAACCCGCCCCACAAAACCACTATATCAAATATGGGGCGGGTGCGATACATATAGTCTGGCCCGCCCCACGTATCAATGTAAAAAAAAGAAGAGCCCGACCATCACCATCTGGCAGACAAAATGAATATCGAAAGAATATAAAACAGGTCGGGTATATGTCAATCTAATCAAATAAAGACCCAAGACCCCCTGATTCATCATCAGGAGAATATTTCTCCTTGACGAATTTATAAAGTAATTGGCCTGCAACATTGCCGATTGTATGCATCATTTCTTCCGTCATATCATCACATCCGAATGTGTGGGCTAATTCATGGACTAAAGAAGAAATACTTCTCCTTAAGTTTGCTATGATATCCTTGTTTATAAATATTATATCTTTCTTAGGATTATAACAAGCTGAGGTATCAAATAATGCAACAATAACTTTTGTTTTAATTGATACAATATCACTTAGGTTTCTAAGTATATCAAGATTCTTTAGTTCTTCTTCTGATAGTTTTTGGTCTGGTATTTCTAATATATCTTTATTGTTATTCTCTAAGACATATTCCTTATCAGTTTGTATTATTTCTTGCAGACCATCTGATATTTCTCTTGGTAATCTAATTACTTTTGCCCCTACCCACTTAGCTTCTCTCTCCCAGTTATCGTTTGTATAAATTACTGCATTATCACCAAAGAATGATTTAAATGCAGTTACCCAAGCATCCTTAAAGTGAATCATAACATAAGACATGTCAGCGGATTGTTCATATTTTTCATCTAATATAGCTTGAAATACTTCTTCTATTAATTTAGAATCATGCAATTTTGAAAACAATCGGCCTATTCTATCTTTCAAAGAGTATTCTGATGGAATATTTCTATCCTCAGATAAACTAATATTTGATAAATTATAACTCCACATTGCGTTTTCCAGTTCACAAACATATATATCTTTCACATATAATCTTGCGTTTTTCTCCTTTATTATATGGTCATTCCCAGATGAAAATAGTATATCTTTATTATTTCTTACAAAGTTCTCTTCAAAAGCATCACCTGTATAACCCTTTATAAATACTTCAGTTCCAGTTACATCATTATAAGATTCATCTATGTATAATTTTAAGCATTTTTCGTTTTCAATTGTTGTTGTATCTACAGTTATTTTAAGGTTTTTGGATTTAACAATTACATCATAACCAAGTCTTTTTAAGACTAAGATAGCAAATTTAAGACCCTCTCCAAATTTTCCTCTTGAATCATTCGGTTTTTCAGATACCCCTAATAATAAATGTTTCTTTTTTAAACCAGTTCCAAAGTCTTTTAATATTAAACCATCTGATGTTTTTATTATTTTAAATTCAGCATTTGTGTCCATCATATTTTGGGTTATTTCTCTTATAGATTCCCAAATACCCCAGTTCTTTCTGTAGTTCAAGCTTATGGGATAAACCCATATATCTTTCTCATTATTCATTTTTATTCACCATAATCAGTAGTATGTAACCCTTTATAAAGCTTTCTATATTTTTAAATATCTTTTTATTTTAATATTTATTTATTTATATTATTTATTTTTATTTAATATTTTTATATAATTTAATTATATTTATTTAAATTTATTTATTTAATTTTATATTATTTTAATTTATAAAAGATCTTTTATATATTTCATTTATATATAAATGCCCTTATATTAATAGATGATGTGGTATGCTAACACTTGTCAATCCCGCCCCACATTCCGAAATTGAAAAGTGGGGCGTGACCCGCCCCACCCTATAGTGGGTAGGTTGGTTAGTTGGTTGGGTGGGTATATAGACCCCCATAAGTCATAAACAATACGTGTGCGATATAAGGCAATATACGCCCCACATAGCTATGGGGCTGGTATATGTATAGGCTAAGGTAGAAATACTCTCAGAATTGCTTAAAATCAATCCTGAGTGAAAATAAAAATAGGGGTGGTTAATCAACCACCATTACAGATGGAATATAGTTATTATTTGTGTAATCTATATATTCAGGCTTTTCGTTTAGCCTGATTGTATGTGGGCATCTTACAGGCTTGTTAGCTTTATGGTTTTCAGCGTTTACTATCAGCTTTACGATTTTAAATCTTTTTTCTATATTCATATTTTTTTCACATCCTTATTAAAAAAATTAAAGGGGTTGTTTTCCCCTTTTTATTTGTTGGTAATGGGCTAATCTGTGTTGGTTTTTTGTAAGAAGTATTAGATTTTTTGGGCAATCATTTAAGCTGTCCCCGTCAATATGATGAACTATCATATTGTTTTCTATTGCGTAATCAATCCAGTCCTGTAAGTTCATCTTATTATAACCATATTTTAAAGCTTGGGAATAGGTTTTTATTATTCCCATTAATCGACTCACAGCTATTATTTTATCTGGGTAATATCGGCTTTTTTTATCGGTTTTTATATTTAACCTATATTCATTGTCATCTGAATTCTTTTTAACAAATAAAGCATTTGTATTTCTGACTTTTATACCAAAAGCTTTACTTATTAAAAAAGCTTTATTTTTATCCCATTCTATAAATTCAGATATGGGGTTATTCATGTCGCTAATATCCCATTTCCAAAGGATATTGGATTTTCGGCTTGATTTACGGCTTTGAGTTTTGTTCTCCATAATATCAAGCATCTATATAAGTTGTAGCTTTATATACTTTGCTATTTGTGTCTATTGAAGAAAATGAACAGTTTTGTACATTATGATATTAATATAAAAATGACGAAATAAAAATCAATTTAGTTGTTTTATAAAGACATTTGACTTTAGTAAATCTTATTAATTAATTGTTATAGCTTTAACATAAAGGAACCTTAAAAAAGTTTGGTTGTTGTTGCAGCTATGCTTAGTATCCCACCTTCGGTGTAACGGATAGCATAATGGGCACTAAATCTTTACTCGCTCCAATTGCCCACATATAGGAATTTGCACCGCTATAACGAAAATGAAACTACCTAAACTAGTATATAAAGGTTTCGGTATGCTCTCGGAGGGATTGATTTTCTAATTAAAAAGTGGTCACCATATAATATAATGAGAAGAGGTAAAGCACCACTTCATATATATAATAATATATCTAAAAAGATATTATGATTATTTCTTGTCAATAAATAGGAGTGCCATAGCTAAGGCGGGGTTTCGGTAGAGGGTATTCATTTTAGCTTAATTAGATTGGAGTATATTTTTAAATGAGTAAGGAAAATAAGATTATTAAATATGGTTATCAAGATGAAGTAGATACCCTATTGGATAATGGGTATAGTACTTATAAGGTAGCTGAATTTATAAATAGTAAGGCTGATGCAACAAAGAAGATATCTCATATGGTAGTCCAGAGATATAAAGATTCCATGAAAGAAAGAGATATGGAGCAAATGATAGATGCTGGAGAAGATCCGGCTGAGATCATTATATCAGACTTTAGGAAAGGAATAAGAACTAACATTAAAAAGGTAGATAATGCAATAGGAAAAGCTACCATTATATTGGAGAAACTTGAAAACTCAGAAGACACTTCTTTACAACTAAAGGCCATAGATACACTTATAAAAGCTTTAGACCAAGAAAAGAAGAGTTGGCTATCTTTAGTTCAGAATGGAACAAGGCAACTAAAGATCTATGGCGATGTAAATATAAAGAAAGAACAAAATATAAAACTACTTCTATTAAGTTGGAGCAAACACTTATGCCCTGAATGTAGAAAGAAAATATCTAACGTAATAGAAATTAAGGAGGATGAATAATGCCAAAGAAAACAAGTTGTGAACCAGTTCCAGTAGCAGTATCTGCATACGATTGGTATATAACTGTAAAGAAATTCTTTACTGGTTTAGGTATAACTATCATACCAGTAATAATATTATACTCAATAAACTTTTTAGAAACAGAAGAATTTCCACCTGAATATGCAGTGTATATTCCGCTATTTGTAGCTGTATTGCATGCTATATTAAATTTAGTAAAGCACTACAATGACAAAAAGATTATATTAATTGATCCAGAAACAGGTAAAGTAGTAGAAAATTAGACTTATGCTGAATCAAAAGATTCCAATAATGACTCGTTTACTCGGTAATTCATTTGATGACATAAGGTATTACCTAAGGTTCCTTTAGCACTAATGATCCCATTGATTCCTAAAATAATCGAAAATCAAAAAAACACGAACCAAACGGTATGTTATTAATGTTATTAGATGAATATTAAGATGAGAAAAATGGATTTAGACAAGTGGCTAGCTGATGCTGCTAAATGGATTCTACCATTTTTAGGTATAATTTATATCCTAAAATTAGTGTTGGGTCTGTCATTCAGTCTCGGCTTCAATTTCTAGATTAGAACAAGATAATCTAGTAATAACAAACAGTTATGTTTTCATGTTTCTTTATTTCCCTTATTATGAATTTTGAATCATTAAAGTATTCCCTTGACCCAATTAAGTTTATTAAAGAAGTAATGAACTTAGAATGCAAATCCTTCCATAAGGAATGGATAGAACTATTTGAGAACAATAGATACGTCTCATTATTAGCTCCTAGAGGACACGGGAAAACTACAATAGTTGGGTCTTATATTGTCTGGAGAATAATAAGAGATCCAGATATTAGAATATTAATAGTAACAATAAATCAAGATAAGGCTGACGAGATGATGACTTTCGTTCAGCATCAACTTGAAGGTAATGAAAGATTAATAGATTTATTTGGAGAACAAAAAGGTTACTCCAAAGATTGGTCAAGATCAACTCTTAGAGTTTGGAGGGCTGGGAAGAGTGGTTTTGCTCATAAAGAGCCTACACTATCTGTTTTAGGTATCACTTCTTCTATGGTTGGCGGTCACTATGATTTGATAATCTTAGATGATATAACTGATCAGAAGAATTCTAAAACTGAACATCGTAGGCAAGAATTAATAAGATGGTATAATCTAACATTAATGCCAATGTTAGAACCAGATGGAAAGATATTATCCATAGGTACAAAATGGCATGAGAAGGACATCCATTACTATTTTCAAGAAACATCGAATTTCATAGGTAGAAGATATCAAGCAATAATTGACGAAGAGAAAGAAGAAGTACTTTGGCCTGATAGGTTTAATTACGAGAAACTTCAAGAGATAAGGTCTGGAATTGGCAGTATAGGCTTTGAATTACAATATCAAAATAACATAGTAGCGGATGCAGATGCTCCTATAAAGAGAGAATGGGTCCAAGCTGCGGTTGAAAATTATAAAATGATCCTACCCCCATATGACATATATATGGGAGTTGATTTGGCTTCTAAAGGAGAAGGAATGGATTATTTTTGTATTAGTATTGTGGCAATTAAGGATGGACTTATTTATTTGATGGATGGAATAAAAACAAAAGCATCCTTATTTCATCAATTTGAAATTATAAAATCCTATTTTAATAAGTGGCAACCTCTAAAAATTGGTATAGAATCAGCTGCTCAACAAAAGATGATAACAGATCAATTAATGGAATCCACAACATTACCAATATTACCCATTAAATCATCAATTGTAAATGACAGAATGTCTAGAGTTCAGAGATTATCGGTTTATTTTGAGACTAATAGAATCTTTATAAACCCAACTTTAACAGCATGGTCAGACGAAATGATATTATTTCCTAGAGGTGCTAATGACGATACAATTGATAGTTTATCATTTGCAATCCAATGCTCTCAATTAGAAGATGAAAGTAAAATTGATTGGGGCTCAGTTAAAAATATGGTAAAGGAAGCAAAAAGAAATGTCGGAACAGGAGGTTCTAATGTGAGAAAGTACTACAAAATCAGAAAGATATAGGAGAATATAATGACTGATAGAATCTTTATAGGTAGTAAGGACATATCTAGATATATATCTGCATGCTTTTTTTCCTTAGGTAAGGAGAAGGATATCACTATAGTAGCTAGAGGAAGTAACATTAAGAAAGCCATAGATATATTAGCGATCTTAGTTAGAGACTATCTAGAAAATCCAGAATATAATATTAAGGTGGATAGTGAGCCTTTTGAGAAAAGGAATGTATCTACTTTAGAAATTAACCTTTCAGGAATTAAGAAGGGAAATATAAATAATAAAAAATAGATTGTGATTAAAAATGGGAATATTATCAAGAATCCGAAAAGGATTATCACCTAGTTTAGGAAAGAAAACTTCAATATACTTAGATAGTGAAGGAAGACCTAAAACTATCATAGCTACGGGTAGGGCATCATCAGGCGGTTTAGGAAGCTCTACTAGAAGTGAGTCTACTCTCAAAAGTTTTTGGGAATACTATGAGAATGAGGGTACAATCTTTGCTGCTATAAATACAACAGCTTGGAATACTGTGATGGTGGGTTATAATCTAGTATCTGAAAATGATAAGGCTAAAAACCTAATGCAAAGATATCTGGATAAATTAGACTTTGATTTGGTTATATTAGATAATGTAATTTATGCTTTAGTCTATGGAGACGCTTTCATAGAGATTGTTAAAAATTCAAAAGGTCAAGTTACAGATTTAAAGACTGTTGATCCAGTTACAGTAGTAATAAATACTAATGAATATGGAGATGTTGAAGGATATCAACAAAAGATACAGGGCATAGTTCAAAAAACAGTGATTAAACCTGAGGATATAATACATATTAAATTTTTCTCCAAAACTAAGGATTCCTATGGGATATCTTTAATACAACCTTCTAGAGACACTTTAGATAGGAAGATAGCAACTGATCAAGCTCTAGCTAATGCCATTATAAGACATGGTACACCTAAGTATAAGGTTACTGTTGGAACTGCAGATGAATTTCCTCCAGAATCAGTATTTACAGACATAAAAGCAGAGTTAGAAGATATAACGGAAATAAATGAGATAATTGTTCCGGGTTTAGTGAATATTGAATCTTTAGATGAAAAAGGTATTCCTGGTGTAGAAGAATATTCAGATACTTTTCAAACTCAACTTATTATAGGATTACTCTGCCCAGAGGAAGCTCTTGGTATGGGTAAGGGTTCTACTGAAGCTTGTTATGATGATAAGACAGAAACTTTAACTAAAAATGGTTGGAAAAGGTATTCTGAGTTAAAGAATGATGATGAAATAGCTACTTATAATCCTAAAACTTCAAAAATAGAATATAAAAAACCTTTAGATCCAGTTGATAAACATATTTATGAACACAAAGGCCCAATGATTAAATTTAAATCTCAAAAATTAGATATGTTAGTTACACCAAATCATAGAATGTTTGTAAATAAAAATCCAACTTCTACTAAAGAAAATTGGGAAATAGTTACGGCTGAAGAGATATATAATTCAAACTCACATTGGGCTATTAAATCTAAAGTA